ACGTTCCCTGCGGCCCGGATGGCGGGGACAGTGGTCGTGCCGTTAAAGTTGACCCACGCGCGGCAACCAAAGAGCGGCGCGGCTCCGCTCGCGTTCAAGACGCCCGGAACCTGCGCCGCAATCGCCTGCTTCGTGCGCAAGGCGTTCATCGGGCTGACCGTATCGGTCCCGGCCTCGGCCACTGCCTGTGACGGGAACGTAAGCGCGATTGTCGGGCTTGCCGCGACGCCATCGCCATTCGTGACAGTGACTTGGTTGGTCGTGCCCACAATGCTGCGCGCCGCTGCGGCGCCTGCGTCTGTCCGCGCGACCAGCCCGTTGCCCGTGCCATTGATCGCGACCAGCGGCGCGGGAAGGGCAATCGTCAGATCGCCAGTCAGCGCCCCGCCTCCGGTCAGGGGCCCGGTGGTCGAGATCGTGCGCGATTGCGGGACGGGCGCGGCGGCGACGAGGTCCGCCACCTCATCACGCAGGGCGGCGATTTCAACCACCGATGCCGCGGCGGCGGATGCCGAACCCTCCGCGCCCGCAATCTGCGTCGCGCTTGGCCCGGACTGCGGCATCCCGTCGATCAGGATCGGCACGGTGCCATTGGTCCAGACAAAGGGCGGCAATGCCCCCTCGATGCGCAACGCACCGCCGCCCGAAAGGCGCTGTTCCTGCGCGATCAGGATCTGACGGTCGAGCTGCGACCCAAGGCTGTCCTCGCGCGGGCCCAGCACGGCGGCCCAGCCCTGTTCGGCCTGTGTCTGGCGGCCGATCACGATCTGCGCGCCTGCGTGGGTGGCGGCGGCGGGGGCGGTCAGGGTCAGCGTGCCGGTGGTGCCGGTTGCTGCGGGCGACACGCTCCAATCGGCGGGGTCGAGGACGCTGCGCACCGTGCCGTCCGGGGTCGCCGTCTCGATCGCGACGGTGACCGACCCGGCGAGGTACGGGAACGCCACCGCGTAGGGGCCGGTGCCCGCGACGATGTGGCGGCTGATCGGCGTGTTGGCCTCGACGGTCATGGCGTGCTCCTGAAGGCGTTGGAAAGGTCGGGGGCGCGGAAGCTGTCACCGGACCCGCGCGAGGGCACAAAGGGCTGCGTGCCGTAGTCCTTGGCTTGCTGGCGCAACCGGCGGCGCATCAGCACCTCCGCCTCGGGGTCGAGGAACGCCTGCAGCTCGTCCGCCACCAGGCGCGAATAGGCCACGCGCACTGGCCAGCCGGAAGAGGCGAAGGGGGTGTAGCGGCGCACCAGCCCGGCCACGTCGCGGCCGACCAGCGTGTCCTCGCCGCTGATCGCGCGGGTGATGTTGCTGGCGACGGGTTTGATCAGGTCACTGCCAAGGCCCACCACCGGCCCGGCGATGGTTTCGGCGATGCCGCCCCCGACGCGCGAGGTTTCGGCCCAGAAGAAATCGCCAAAGATCCCCAGGCCACCGCCCTGGAACAACGCGGCCATCAAGAACTTGCCATCCGTCATCGGGCGCGGGTCGTTGCCCTTGGCAAGTTCCTTCAACTGGACCGCCATGGCCCCGGTTACGATCAGCAGGGCAGACATTGACGCGGCGTATTTTGCCTTCCCTATCGGCGTGGGGATCGCCATGTAGCGGCGGTACTGGCCCATGGTCAGCGACAGGGCAAAGGATTTGTAGGACATGGCCGATCGCGCCAGCTCGCCCAGGAACGATCCCGGCGGCGCCTCGCCCTGCAGCCGCGCGCGCCCCTCGACCTTGGCGGTGGGCATCGCGTATTCCAGCTGCTCCTCGATCGCCATCTGCAGTCGCATGGCAAGGCCCTCTGCCTCGACCCGCGGCATCGTGGTCTGCGCCTCGAGCCAGTACATCGGCGAAATGAAATCCGCGCCGGTGTCGGCCTTGAAGCGCACGGACGGATCGCGCAGCAGATCCCAGTCGGCGGGGCTGATCCCGCGTTCCTGAAAGATGCGGCGCAGCGGCGCGTCGATCTGGCCAAAGGCGCGGTCGGCGTTGTCGGCCATGAAGCCCGAAAACTCCATCTGGAACGCCATGCGCCGCATGTCAGTCAGGAACGTGAGGCCGGTTGCGCGCAGGGTAAAGGACGCGAGGCGGTCGGGCAGGCCGGTCGCGAATGTCTCGCCGAAATAGCGCGATGCGCCGCCGCCGGCATCGGCCAGCGTGTTGGCGACATAGCCCATGCGCGCCGCCGTCTCGCGCGTGGCCTGGCTAGCCATCAGCTGCACCGACCGGGCGATGACATGGCTGCCCGACATACCCACCGCCTGGGCGGCCATCTGCATCGTCGCAAGGTCGGATGTGGAGGACAGCACGGCCGACCCCAACTGCGCCGATGTCAGCACGGCGCGCGTGCCGGAAAAGAACGCGGCCCAGCCTGCGTGGTCGGGGATGTTGGCCGATCCGTTCAGATGCGACAGCATGGCACCCGCGAGCTTGCCCGTGCGCACCACCCGTTCGGCCAGCTTTGCCGCCGCTTTGGTTTCCTGCGGCGTGCGCGCGGCCAGAACACCCGCCGCCGCGCGTTTCTGCGCCACCTGGATCGCAAAGTTCAGGCCGGTGCGGGGGTTCGGCCCCAACACGCGCATCAGCGCCACATCGCGCGCGAGGCCGTTCAGCCCGCCGATCATCGCGCTGAACGGGTCCGACGATCCGAAGGTCTTGTTGTACTCGATCCAGTCCTGTCCGGTGGCAAAGTGCAGCACCCGGTGATCGGCCCGCTGGTTGTAAATCGCGCGGCCCCCGACCGACATGCTGGGATCCCGGTCATCCCAGCCGCGCGTCACGATCCCGTCGTACACATCGCGCAGAAACCGTTCGGTCACCGCGCGCGGCGGCACGGTGCCGGGGGCGGCGGCAAAGGGCTTGCCGGTGGTCAGGTCGGGGATGCGGTGCCAGGCAAGCCGCCCCTCGATCGCCCTGGCCCAGCCGTCGAAGCCCGCGCGCATGATCCGGCCCGCGTCATGGGCATGTGGCATCCCGTAATCGGCCAGATCGCCGATGTCGCCGCCATGGGCGTTGAACAGGCGGCGCATCCGCTGCTGCGCCTTGCGGATCGCGGCGGCCAGATGCTTGGCCCGCCCGTCGCCGGTGTCGTCGCCATGCAACTCGCGGATCACGTTGCCAAGGCGCGCCTTGTCGCGCGACTGACCGACCACGTTCAGCCCGACATCGTCCAGCACCTCCTTGATGTCCGCGCGGATCGAGGCATTGAACGCACGGGTCAGCGTTTCTACGCTCTCGCCGGTAAAGCCCGACCCCTCGCTGAACTCCAGAAGGTTGCGGATCGCGAGCGCGGGATCGGGCGACGCCTCGATCAGGCCCTGAATGCGGCGCATCGCCTGCAGCTGGTTCAGCACGGCATGGTAGCGCCGGGTCTTGGCGGCCTTCGTCGCCTCCTTCAGGTCTTTCGTCGCGGCGGCCGCGGCCGCGGCGTCCGGCATGGTGGTGCGGTAGCGGTCGTAAAGCTGCTGGTAGACATTGGTCGCGGCCACGCCGCGCGCCCGGTCCACCGCGCCAAAGTCCACCGCGCGGGCAATGCAGTCGGCCATGTTGCTCATGCGGCGGCACCTTTCGGGTTGCAGGCTACGATCACGTCGTCAAGGTCGGTGTCGGCTTTCAGGTCATCGAGGATGTCGCGCGCGGTCACCTTGGTGCCGTCCGGCATCTCGATCTCGGCATCGGCAAAATCGCGGGCGAGCGCATCGAGCTCGCGCAGCTGCGCCGCCTCGGCGCGGCGGGCGTCGAACCGGGCGGCGGCGGCGGCCTCGGCGGCGGTGGTGTCGGGTGTGGTGTCTGCCGCGCGGGCGGCGGCGGGTGGCGGTGCGTCCGCATCCGGGCCGCGCAGATCGGCCTCCAGCGCCGCATCGGCCGCGACGGCCTCGGGGCTGGCCGCGCCGTTGTCGTAGCCGCGCACAACGGCCGGATCGGGCGCGGCGGGGGTGGCGGCGGCGGGGGCGTCGGACGGGGCCTCGGCCTCGGGCCGGGCAAAGCCGCGCACGGCGCCGAAGTGCTCGGGCAGGTCGGCGAACCGATCCGGCGCGATGGTCTGCAGCACCTCGCGCGGGGACGGGCCGGGAAACATGGTGCCGGTCTTTCCGGCAGTGCGCGCCTCGTCGGCGTAGCGGGTCAGGAAGGCCGCGACCTCGTCGGCGGGGGCCGCACGCCCGCCGCGCCACATCACCCCCACCAGGCGCGCGGTCAGGGGCGCCACCGGCCCCTCGATCAGATCGACATCGTCCAGCATCTCGCGCAGCACCTGCGCCATGCCGCCGCCGTTTTCCCGCGCGGCCATGTCGCGCGCGAGTGCAATCATCCGCGCAGCGTCCAGGACGTGGCCGGAAATGTCGAACTCCGGGCGCACCAGCCCGGCGTCGATCTCGGCGCGCAGGGTGGCCATGGCCGGGGCGGCACGGTCGAGCGCGTCCATCAGCCCGCGCAGCTCGCCCGGCTCGGCATCGACGAACCGGCGCAGGATGTCGGGATCGGGCCAGGCGCGGGCGAACAGCGCCTCGCGCACCATCGCACGCCCCGCCGCATTCAGCGCGCCACCGGCGTCGAACATCGCGTTGCGTTCGGTGGCGGGCAGCGCGGCCAGCACACGGGTCAGCCAGGGCTTGTTGGCCGCATCGATGATCGGCTTGCCGGGCACATAGGCGGCCATGACCTCGGGCGTCATCGCACGGCGGTTGATCGCCGCGATCTCCTCGCTTCGCATCCGGGCGACACCGGCATCCTGCGCCAGTGCCGCAAACTCGGCCCGCTGCGCCGGGTCAAGGTCGGTCAGGCGGCGCGCGATCAGCACCGGCTCGGTCACGCCCTCGGGGATGGCAAAGCCCGCGTCCTCGATCGCCTGGCGGTAGGCCGCGGCACGGTCGGGCAGCGTGCGGTAGGCCAGCGCGATCGCCTGGGTGCGCCCGTTGCCGCTGTCGATGACGTTGTCGGCCCCGACGATGGGTGTGCCCTGGGCGGCGTTGGGGGCGGGCATCAGCTGCGCCGGGTCAAGGCCCGCCGCGATTTCGCGCACCTGCACGGCAGAATTGGCAAGGCTGCGGTCGCGCGGCTGGATGTCGCCGGTGGCGCCGCGCAGGGTCGAAAGCTCAACGACCTCATAGGCCACATCGACGCGCAGCTTGTTGCCCGCCATGATCTGCCCGTCGCGGGTAAAGCTGCGGGTCGTGGGCGTAGCGGCCAGCGTGCGGTCGCGAAACACCGCGGGGTCCAGCGTGCCGCGCATTTCCGATAGGGACCAGCGGCGCAACTCGCCCGCCGTCATCGACGCGAGACCGCGCCCCTCGAACCGCACCGCGCCCAGCCGGGTCAGGTCGGCGGGGTCCACGAACTGCACCACGGGGGTGTCCAGAGGCGCGGTCAGCGCCGTGACCGCCGCACGGGTGCCGAACGCATCGGCCAGCAGCAGTTCCGCCGGGCCGGACGCAAGGTTGCGCGCCTCCAGTTCGGCCCGCGCGGCGGCGGCGGTGCGCGCGGCAAGCTCGGCCACAACACGCGGATCTTTTCGCAGATCGAGGAGTTCTGTTGCAGGGCGACCCGCGCGCGCGGGCAACAGGGACTGGATGTCGTCAAGCCAGCGCGTGGCAGGGATAGGCGCCGTGGCGGCCTCGCGCGCCACCAAAAGTGCAGTCAGGGTGCCGGGCTCAACGTCGCCCATCGGGGGCGGAACGGCCAGTTCCTCGTCCACGGTAGCATCGCCGCGCAATCGTGCCTCTTGCGCGGCCACCTCGGCGGCAAAGGTCACGGGGTCGGCGCCATCTGGCAGTGTGGTGTCGAGGCCGAGTTTTTTCAGGCGCATCCGCTGGACGACGCGGGAGGCACCGATGACACCGGCTGACAGCGCACCGCCCAAGGCCGCGCCGGTTGTGATGCGGGCAAGGACATCGGGATTTTCAAGCTCCAGCTCGCGCGCGACCTCGAATTCGCGCGGCAGGATTGCCGCCTCGCCGGCCGCGCCCAAAAGGGCCTCCGACGCAATGATGCGCGCGGCCGATCCGCCAAGGCCAAGGGGCAACATGGCGATGCTGATCGGGTCCGTCATGCCACGCGCGCCCGCCCCGGCAAAGGCTGCAAGGCCGCTGGCGTTTGGCAGGGAAAGGATGCCCTCGGCTTCGTCAAGCTCGGCCTTGCGCCGCTTGTCCACCGCGCCGATCAGGTCGTCGTAGCTGCGCGGTGCGTCGGCCCAGTTGCCCGGATCGGCGTCGGACGCGCGCGCGACCTCCTCGATCACGCGCTGTTCCCAGGCATCCCATTGCGACGATCCTGGTTTCAGCCCCGCCTCGGCGATGCGGGCGCGGGCGTCGTCGGGCAGGCGGGCGTGCAGGTCGAGGGCGATTTCGCGGCGCACCTTGCGCGCATAGCCCCAGGCATCGGTGCGGATCGTCTCTGCGGTCCAGCCCGCGCCGATCACATCCCAGGTGCCGACCGACAGATCGGGCGGCGGGGGCAGGCCAATTTGCGGCGCGGTGGCGATCTCGGTCACGGTGCGCCCCCCGCAACAAGGCGCGACAGGCTGAACCGCCACGCGCGGCCCAGCGGATCGCTCGCCTCTGGGATCGGCAGGCTGCGGCCGTTGATGGTGTAGTGCAGCTCGTATTCGTCGCTTTCCCCGACGCGGTGCGGGGTCAGCACTTTGAACAGCTCGTAGGGCACTGTCCCGAGTTCGGGTGCGGCACTGCGTACCGATGCGGCGGTCAGTCGGCTGACTGCCGCGCCGGCCGCAAGTGCGGACTGTTCGGTGCGGCGCTCGCGCGACGCCGCGCGCAGGCTTGTCTCGATCCCGTCAAAGGTCGCCACCACGCGGTCGCGCGGAAGGCCTGGGGGCAGCAACAGCTTGACCCCGCGCACATCCTGGACGCCGCCGATGGTCAGCGCGCCACTGCGGTCGGCCGATGCGCCAAGGGCGCGCTGCACTGCATCGCCGTAGGCCTTGACGGCGGCAGAGTTGCCCATGAAGGAGGTCGGATTGTCGGGCAGGATGCGTGCTGGTTCGCTGTTGGCATAGATTGCCGTGGCGGCCGCCATGATCCCCGCCGCGCGGGCCGGATCGTCGGCAAAGATGCCGCCCGTGGTCGCGTCGAACAGGCGCACCCCGGCCTCGGCCGTGGGGACGGTCACGGTCTTGAGGGCGATTTTCTGTTGCCCGGTCAGCATTTCGCGCGCAAGTTCGGTGCCGCCGGTGGTGGTGATCGACTGCACCGCGCGGCGGAACACCGGGTCGGCACCCAGATCGGTCAGCGCCTGCTCGGGGCGCAGGCGTGTCCCGCGCACCAGATCGAACGCAAGGCGGGTTTTCACCTCCGGGTCCGCCTCGGGCGCAAGGATTGCCTTGAACGCGGTTTTCTCGGCCGCATCGAAGATGGCCGAGGTGTCGGTGTACCCCTGACCGCGCAGGGCGGCGTCGAAGGCCAGGCGTTCGGACAGGCTGGCGACAAAGGCATCCGGGTTGGCCGGGTCATAGGGCGGAAGCTCGGGCACCGGCATTCCCGCCTCACGCGCCACGTCAAGCGGGGCAGAGTTCCACTTTGCCACCCACTGCCCGCGCCATTCCTCCAGCGCCCCGACACGTTCGGTCTGGAACTTAAAGGACTTCGGCTTGGCCCGTTCCGCCGCGATCTGGGCGTCGATCTCGGCGGGGGTCAGAAGTTTCAGCGTCGGCAATTCGTCGCGCAGGGCCTGTGCGGCGGCGGCGCGCGGATAGGCGGGGTTGGCCATGACGGCGGGATCGGCCAGCAGCGCCTCGTCGGTGACCTTGAACCCGTCGAGCATCAGATCGCCGATCTCGTCCAGGCGACGGCCGATCGCGGCCTCTGCGCGTGTAGCGGCCGCTTCGGCCTCCCGCCGCGCCGCCTCTTCCTGGCGCGCGATCTCGGACCTCGCCGCGACGCGGGTGCGCGCCAGCGTGCCAATGTCAAGATCGTTGTACTTGCCGCCCTCGGCATCGGCGAGGTAGGCCACCGGATCGGCCGCCAGCGCCTCGGTCGCCCGCGCGGTGAAGATTTTCTCGCGCAGTTTTGCGCGCTGGTCGCGGGCCTTGTCCGGGCTGATCGCGCCGGACGCGACCCGCGCCGCCAGCGCCTCATCGGCAATCGACAACACCTTTTGAAGCGTTTCCGGGTCTGCGTTCAGCCCCTCGATCTCGATCTTGGGAACCAGTTCCGCCCAGGTGCTGTCGGCGTTGCGCGCTCCGGCCGCGCGACCGATAGCGGCGCGGCGGGATGCCAGCGCCTCGCCATGCTTGAACACCAGATCATCGGCCCGAATGTCCAGCGGTTCGCGGATGCGGATGTCCAGCGGTTCCAGCACCCGCTTGCGCACATCGGCCACCGCTGCATCCCAGCCGCCGAAATCGCCTGACGCCTCGACCGCCTTGCGCGCCTCGGCCAGCCCTTGGGTGATGTCCAGTTCCGCGCGCATCCCCTGCAGGCGCAGATCCTCGGCGATGCGCTCCTGCCCGACGCGCAGCACCTTTTCGCCAAACTCGGCAATGATCGCGCCGGTGTCGGGCGTGGCCACGCGGATTTCGGCGGCGCGGCCCGCAATCTCGCCCGCGCGGGGGACCGTGAGGCTCATCGCAGCAGCCCCGGCCAGATGTCGGGCGCGGCGGAAATGACCGTCCCCGCCGCCGAAAACCCGCCGCGCAGAAGCGATGACACACCCTGTGCCCGCGCCGCGCGCTCCGATGCCGTCAGTTCGCGCGACCGGGCCGCGCCCGTGCTGCGCACCGCCTGGCTGTCGAATGACATTTCGGCCGCGGCGGTCTGGCCCAGCTGGATCGCGGTCACGCTGTCGAGCGCGATGCCGCGCGCCGCCAGCTCCGCCGTCTGTTTGCGGATGTCCGACATCATCGCGGCGCGGCGGCGCTGGTCTTGCGTGGCGTTGATGGCGCTTTCGGTGGCGCGCTGGTCGGCGATGGCGGCGGCCTGTTCGTTGGCCGCGTTCATCCCCATGATGCCCTGCAACAGGGCACCCGTGACGGAAATCGCCGTGCCGATAGTGGCAAGGCCGGTACCCGCCACTGCCGTGGTGGCGGCGGCGGCGCCTGCCCCAGCGGCGGCAGCGCCACCGCCAAGCCCGAGGGCGCCAATGATCGCAGGAACACACATCAGCGACCAGCCTCCTGAATGTTGGACGTGATCGCGGTCACGGTCAGCGGTGCGCCCCCCACGGGCCGCACTTCCCACGCGACCTCCTCGGCCTGCCCGCCCGCGACCTCGATCCGCGTCACGCCGGTGTAGGCGGTGACCAGCGCCGCCGCGACTGGGGCGGCCACCAGCTGCTGCGCGGTGCTGATCCGGTCGGGCTGGGTGAACGTCCGCTCGACCGCCGCGATGGTCCCCGCCGCTGTGCGGTGCAGACCGACGCCCGACCCCGGTTGCAGTCGCTTGCGTCGCCCCATCGTGTTGCCGTCATTCGCCGCCGCCTGCACGTCGAGCGTGCGGGCGCGGTGCGTCGGATCAAAGAGGCCGATCACGGCCTGCGATACCGGGGCGGGCAGGGTGATCGCGCCGCCTGCGGGAACCTCGATCGGGCCGAAGTCGCCCAGATCCGTCCAGGCGCGCACCGTCGCTCCGGCCAGATGCGGCACGGAAAAGCTTGCGGTCGGCTCGGTCGGCGCAAACGCGGCTGCGCAGTAGTAATGCGCGGCCGTCGCGATGCTCTGCGCGCCGGTCAGCAGGCCGAATGTCGGCGCAAAGGTTTCGACCGTTCGGACCACGGTTTCCCCGATCGCGCGCAGCACCGCGAGATAGACGATGTCATTGGATCCGGTGGCGTCGGGCGACACGGCCAGCGCATCGACGAACCCGCCCGCAACGGTCAGCGTGGCCCAGCCCAGCACCTCCTCGGCAGGTTCGTAGACCAGCGCCGCCATGTCGCCCGTGGCGCGGCGCAGCCAGGCGGTGGCTTGCGGTGCGGACTGCCAGACGATCTGCGCGAACCCCTCCGCGCCCAGATGCTGCGCGGGCAGGGACAGGGCGCGGGCGCGGTTGCTGTCGGTCTGGAAGTCATAGCCGATCTGCATCACGCGGCCATTGTCGCGGGTGATGAAGATCGGATTGCCGTCGATCACGATGGGCACGGCGGTCGATGACCCGAAGCTGCTGTCCAGCCCGAATTGCGTGGTTGTCGGGCCGATGGCCTGACCGCGCGTGTCTGACCGGGTGCTCAGCTCCTCGCCCAGGGCAAAGATGTGCAGACCGGCGCGGCCGCGCGCGAGGTGCAGGATCTGGTTGACCGAGTTTTGCCCGGCAATGGCATAGGCAAAGGCGCTGTCGGCCTCGATCCCCGGCGCGAAGTCGGCGAAATCCCCGATTGCCGAAAACCACACGGTGCGTGGCTCAGACGGGGTGGCGGCGGCGGCAAGGCGCTGATCGACGATCTCGATGGCGGACGGGTAGCCGTGCACATCCGACCATGCGCCCTCGGCCCAGCGGTAGGTCGGCGCTGCGACCACGCCGGGGTGCAGCTGGCGCAGGACGGTCGCGGTGGCGCTTGTCCCCGATGCGACGGCGGTGATCCGCACGATGCCGATACCATCGGTCACGAACCGCCATTTCGTCGGCACATTGTCGGTTCGTTCGGTTCCGTCCGTATGGATCGGGGGCGTGTCACCGGTGTTCGTGCCCGCGACCAGCTCGTAGATGTTGCCGCTGTACTGGCGCAGGTCACCCACCGAAACGGCCGTGGATTGTTCCCAGAGGGCAACGGTGGTGGTGTCGGTCGGGCGCAGTTGCATCAGGCTGCCAACATGGGCGGCGGTGAACAGGGCCGAGGATGCGGTCAGCGTGACCGTGCCGGTGGCGGCGCTGGCCTGGACGGTGTGGCTTTCGGTCAGGTTCTGCACGCGGAACGGGCCGGTATCGAACACCTGCGCGCCGATGGTCCAGTTGTTTAGTGCAAGGCGGGCCAGGCGCTGCATCGGATGTGCGCCGTCCACCATGCGGATCACATCGGCGGACTGGACGAACCGCAGGCGCGGCAGATCGTCGGCGCCGTAGGGGGTCGCAAGCTCATAGGGCACCCCGCCCGACAGGACCAGTGCGCCGTAGCGCCAGACGCGCATGAACCCGGGCGTGAACTCCAGCACCACGGCATCGTTCGGCGAAAACTGGAACGGCACGAACACCGCAAAGGCGTTGTTGCGGGTGGTCCCGCGAAAGATGGTTCCGGGCGCGCGGGTGAACCCGCCCTGCGGCAGGGGCAGAAAGCCGTGACAGGTGGCCAGCCCGGTCTGGAACCGCTGGTAATCGAACCGGCGCGCTAGAACCGGGTCGATCTCGCCCGAAGAAAACGCGACCTGTGGGGGGCTGGTGCGGGTCAATAGCGTGCCTCACAGGCCCAGTCGGGTTGGTCCGCGCGGCCGTCATAGCGCATGTCAGCGGCCTGCCGCGCGTCCTGGCGCATCGCCATGCGCAGCGTGCGCGCGAAATTCTCCTCGATCGTCGCAACCTTGCTGGCGGTGCCCAGCCAGCGCGGCGCCAGCAGGGCCGCGAGGCGCAGCGACACAGCCGTCTGGAACGTCGCGGGCAGGATCGCCTCGCTCTCGATCCGCCCGGTGTAGCGCACCGGCAGGGGGGCGGGCACATCGGCGCGCAGCCCGTCGCGGTCGCGGCGCCAGCGGGTGCCGTGCGGCCCGACCTCGTGCAATCGGATCACGTCGCCGGGGATGGCATAGAGATAGGGCAGGGCGGGGTCGGTCGCGACGCCGGGACCCGGCACGGCGGGCGGCAGTTCGGCATAGACCGAGGCGAAGGACCATTCGACCGCCTCAAGGCAATGCGCGAGGGCAAAGGGATACTGTTCGCGCGCCGAGGAGGCCTGTTCGCTGGCGTCCTCAAAGCTCGAAATCGGGGAAAGCTCCAGAAACCGGAACGCCTGCGCGGCAATCGTCGAGGCGGCGATGGGCGTGGGCGTGGTCATCGGTCACTCCGGGGGAAACGGATGCGCCGGGGCCTTGCGCGGCCCCGGCGATGCTGCAGGCGCCTCAGCGGTAGCGGTAGGCGAACTTGCCCTTCAGGCTGCCCGCGCCGGTCGCGTTGGCGATCGCGTGCGCCCAGAGGCCGATGTTGCCGCCCGGATCAGCTGCAAGGCCCAGCACCTGCCACAGCGGCACGCCGTGCTTGGCGTCGCCGATCGCGACGGGGTTCACCACCGCGGCGGCAGAGGTGACGACCGCGACCAGCGCATCGACATCGGTTTTCGTGCCGATGCGCACGGCGGCAAAGCCCCAGCCGGACACAAGGATCGACGTGCTTTCGTCCAGGATCGCATCGGACGGAAGGTCGGCAAGGTGCCACTTCGACCCGGTGTTGTCGGTCGAGGCGTTGGTGGCGGTGAAGGTTGCAGAGATCGTGCGGCCCCGCGCAACGGCGGGATCGACCGCGGCCTCGCCGATGCGCGGATCGCGGATGAGGGTGGATTTGCCGATCACAACGGCCATGGGGGTGTCTCCTCAGTGGATGGTTGGGGAAAGGTGGGCGGGCCTCAGCCCGCGCACCGCCGTTTTACTCGACGCACTCGATGACGCGGACGCCCTTGTCCTCGATGCGGGTGCAATCGACGTAGGCCGAAACATAGGCATAGGGCTTGTTCTTGGCCGAGGTGTCGTTCCACATGTCGCCCTGCACATCTTGCCAGATGCCGCGCACGATGTTCTTCTTCGACCAGACCGGGATCAGCCAGTGGCCGGCGGCGTTCTTCGGCAGACGGTTGGTCATCACCCAGTTGATGCCCATCAGCATCGTGGGCTTGCCCTTCATCAGTTGCTCGATCCCGAAGGCGTTGAGGGTGGCGCCGGTGGCCGCAACGATGTCGAGAAGGTCATCCTTCTGATGCGGCGTGATCGCGGCATAAAGCGGATCATCATCCTCGATCCCGAAATCGTCGAGGTTGAGCGCCTTGACGGTGTCCTTCAGCTTGGTGAGCGTCAGGCCCGTGCTGCCGTGAGGAACGAACAGGCCGCCCGCCAGCGCGCTTGCCGCACCCGGACGCTTGCCGCTGATGGCAGATCCGAGGATCCCGCCATCCGCGACGACAAATTCACCGTCGATCCGGCGGATGCCCAATGTGCGGTCGGCCTTGCCGCGCAGGACGCGGCGCGTGTGGGTGGTGACTACTGCACTGGTCGGGTCGGTCGCGGTGGCGAACTTGTCCTCGGTGTCGATGTACTGGCCACTTTCGATCACCGGCGGGCGGACCAGCCAGCGACGGGTGCCGGTGACCGGCATTTCCGGGTTGCGGCGGCTGCGATCCTCGCCATAGGCGTATTCGCCGGCATCCATCAGATCGGCGGTCGATTGCGCCTCGCCATTTGCGCTCACATCGGTGACGAGACCGGCAAAGGGATCGCGGGTTTGCTGGGCCACCATCTGCACCGACCCCGCGTAAAGCAGGCGGTGGTGCTGTTCGACGTTCATTGCGTATTCGGGCATAGGCCCCTCCTTTGAAAAAACACGCGAGTGATTGGGTTTTTTCGGAAGGGGTGCCCGGATGCCCGGACCGTTCCTCGCGGTGCGCCCGCGTGGGCGGCCCCATTTGGGGCGGTCAGACGGACCCGGCGCGGCCGGGGTGCCCATCAAGGCAAAGGAAAGACACAGATCGGGCCGCATTTCAAGGGGGTTCACGCGCGAAATCCACCAGATATGCCGCGCAGATCAGCGGCGCGGCATAGCTGTGGGGGTGTCAGTCGATGTCAGCCTTGACCATGAACCCCTCGAAATCACTGCGCAGGTCGATCGGGATGCCCTGAATGGTGAACATGCCATTCTGGTCACGACGCAACGCGCTATTGTGATCGCCCAGCTCGCGCCGGCAATCCGAAAGATAGGCGACGCCAAGTGTGACGGTGACCGGGTGGTAGCCGCGCGCGCGCATCCGGCTGACTGCGTTCAGGATCGTCATGGTGTGCGGGGTCTCCCACTGTCCGTAGCGAGGCTCCGTCATGCCTGCCTCCCGTGCGCGGCGTCCTGTTCCTGCCGCGCGAGGGTCGAGGCGGCGCGGTAGGCCGCCGCCTTGGCGACGGCGGGGGGCAGATGCGCGAGGGCGGCAAGGATCACCGCCTCTGCGCTGACGCCGTGGCGCATGGCCTCTGCGGGCGTCATTTCGTGGCCGCCGCGATTTTGGCCAGCATCACCCGCCGGGCGTTGAGTTCCGCGATCCCCGTGCGGTCCTGCGCCGCCATTGCCTTTTGCATCGGCCCGTCTGCGGCGGTGATCGCCGCCAGTTCGGCACGCGCCTCGGCCGGCGTCGTGGTCAGCTGGCCACCCCGCCCGATCGCCGCGGCGCTGTCCTCGCCGAACGCCTCGGCGGCGGTGGCGAGGAACCGGATCACCCCGGCATCGCCCAGCTTGTCACTCAGCGTCTGGCCGATCGCCGCGATCTGGTCGGTGGTCAGACCCGCCTTTTCGCCGATCGCCTGTGCCGCCTGGCGCGCCTGCGTGATCTTGGCATCGGTCTGGGCCCCATAGTCGCGGCGCAGCTCGGCCATCATTTCCGCCTGCGCGGTGGCCAGCCCCTCGCGCGACGCATATTCCATCGCCTTCATCTTTTCGGCGAAGAGGGCCACATACTGCTTGTGCACCTCGGGGTGCGCCCCGGCCTTGAACGCGATGTCGCGCGCCTTGGCCTCCAGCGCGCTGTCCCAGGGCAAATCCTTCGGCCAGAACTCCGGCGGCTTGACCTCATACCCCTCGGGCTTGTCGGGCAGGCCCAGGGCCGCGGCGTTCGCACGCATCCAGTCGCTGATCGGCTGATCCTTGGCGGGCTTGTCGAGGATCGTATCGACCCCGCGGCCCAGGCGCGCCTCGGCGTTCCGATGTCCGCGCACCAGTTTCGGGACAACCTTGGTCACATCGTCCTCGGTCAGACCCCGCGCGGTCAGCCACTGGCGATCTTCTTCCGTGTAGCCCGCATCGGCATACCAGGGCGACTTGGCGGGCGCGGCATTGGCACCGGCGGGCTGGGCTGCGCCTTCGCCTGCAGCCGGGACACCTTCACCGGCGGGCGGTGTCACGGCGGCCGCACCCGCGCCATCCTCGGGGGCGCGCAGCACGCGCGGCAGCGAAAGCCAATGGGGCTTAAACATCGTTGTCCTCCAACATTTCCTGATAGATTTCGGGGGTGGTATCCATGAGTGCGAGGATCTGCATCGCCAGATCTCGGCGCCCGGCCTCATAGGCCAGACGCATCGCGTCCGGCGTCTCGAACTCGGGGATCCCGCCGTTCACGATCACCGGCTGCAGGGCCAGAAGGCCACCCAGCCGGATCAGATCGGCGCGCAGCTCGGGCGCGCGGGTGGCGGCGGCGCGCCAGCGGGGTGCCACCGCATCCGCCGCCTTGCGGGTCGGGAACAGGCTGCGCAGGATGTCGATCGGGGACCAGATCACAGGCCCGCCTCCTGCGCCGCCATGGTCGCGTCCGCCACGTCGCGCACTGCTCCGGCCCCGGCTTGTGCCATCTGGGCCATCTGCATCGCCTGCTGCGCCTGGGCGCGCTGTTCGGCAATGGCATCGGCCTGTTCGCGCGACCGGAACATCTGCGCCGGGGCGCCGCGCGCATTCATCAGCGTCTCCAGAAGGCCATCCTCGTCGATCCGATCCGCCAGGCGCGGCTTGATCCCGATCAGGGGGCTGATGTCCTGCAGGATGCGCAGGGCCGCGTTGCCCTCTACGCTGCGCTGTGCCGCCGCCGCCGCCGATTGGTAATCGACGCGCAGCTCGACCCCGCGCAATTCTTCAGGCGGGGGCGGCAACTGACCGGCGCGCCACAACAGGGCGAACCGGCGCGCGACCTTGGGCGCAAGGAATTCCTCCTGCACCCGTCCCTGATGCGGCGCCCAGAGGCGCTGCCGCTCTTCCGTGATCGCCATGACCTCGGTCGCCGTCATGCCGGTGCGCCCGGCAAGGTTCATCAGCGAATAGTGGAAGGCGTCCCTGATCTCCTCCATCTTCTGCTGCTTTTCGGCCAGCGTGAGGTTGATCGACCCGGCCATTTCCAGCGGGCGCAGCATCGCATTGCCGCGGGCGTCGAGAGCGCCGTACACCACCGTACCGGGGCGGATGCGCCCGGCCAGCGGCCAGTTTTCCCGATCGCCCGCCAGAAGCGTGGGATCGGCCGCACGCTGCGCCATGCGCAGGGTTGCCTCGTCCATCCGGTTGTGGGCCCGGGCGGATGCGAGGGCGTTGAAGGCAGGCCCGACGCCATAGATTGACCCGCTGTCCACCTCCCACCGCGGGGCAAAAAACGGCATTTCGTCGTAGCCCGACGCCCGCACCAGTGCCCCGTCCACTTCGGTCGTGGTGACGGACGCCCACCGTTTGCCGCGCAGGCCAAGGCGACCGGGCTGGAAATCGTCGTTCGGGTGCACATGCTGGAAGAACACGTGCTGCGTCTGGTCGCCCTTTTCCGCCCATTCGGCGAACTTGTGCGGCAGGGCGCGTGCGCCGAACATCCGAAGCGCGGACGCCGCCTTCAACCGGAACCGCCGCACCACCTCGGACACACGGCCGTAACCGTCGATATCGAACACCACCTCCGCCAGGGACAGTGTCACGTCCAGGATCTTGCGTTCCGCTGTCACCAGCTCGTCGTACTGGGCGGCGTTGCCAAAGGCGGCAAGGTCCGAAAACACCTGTGTCGTGGCGGTGTAGAACGGAGACACGCCGGGCAGGAAGCTCGCCAGCACCCGCTCGGTCACCTTGTCGAGCCAGAGGCGCGCCGAATGGAACTGGTCAAGCTCGGGGTCGTTGGTCTTGAGGCCGAACCACTTGTTTGCCGGGTTGGTCAGGGTGCCATAAAGCCCGGCGGAAAAGTTGGACTGCGCAAGGATCGGCCCAGATGACAGCGGCCGCAGGCGGTCGCGCGTCGTAGGATCGTCGAGGCCGAAGCCCCCGCGCTGGGGCCGCATCAACTGGGCGATCAGCTCCCAGTCGCGCTCGTGGGTGACGCGGTCGGTTTTCAACTCGCCCCATCGGCGGTGCGCCTGGTCGAACGCCGGGTGGCGCGTGGTGACGGCGGTCATGTCGGCCATTACGCACGCCCCCCGAGGGTGGGTGTGGACGGGATACCGGTAGGGCCGGTCAGCACATCTGCGGCGGCACCGGCGCGGCGCTTGCGCAATCGGGCTTCGAGGTCGGCCTGCTGGATGGCCTCGCGGTTGTCGGCCGAGGCGATGCGCAGGGGGGCGGGGCGGGCGGAACTTCCAAAGCACATGGGGATTACTCCTTCGGGTTGATGGGGGGCTGGTCGGGGTGAGGGTCGTCTTGGCCAAGATGGATGGGGAACAGGAAAACGCGGGCAAACTGGGTGAAGGTCAGGCTGCCACCGATCCCGAAACCGGGCAGGTCGGCCTCGCGCCGAAACCCCATGGCGGTCAACAGGCGCGCCCCGGTTGGATGCGCGGACCAGCTGCGGGCCTCGAGGCGGGTCAGGCGGTATTTCTCGGCACGGGCGGGCAGTTCGGCCCGGATCAGGGTGCATAGGGTGGCCAGCGGGCGGCGGAACCGGGCGTGATCGCGCGCCAGCAGGGCAACCGACGCCACCCCGGAATAGCCCGCGTTCGCGAGCGCAAAGACGGCAAAGGGCGTGCCCCCGGTCAGGGCGACATGGCTCTCGTACCGGACCGCCTGCATCGCCCGCCAGTCGGCGAACAGCGCGAGCGGCGCGGTGGGTGCGCCCCGCGACAGATCGACCTCGCGCTGATCGGCGGGATCGAGCCGCGACAGCACCGCATGGGCGGCCAGATCGTCGTAGGGGCGCACCAGGATCATTCCGCGTCCACCTCCAGCAAGCGGCGGCGCGCGGCGGCGGCCCAGGCGTGGATCGCGCCGTAGTTTCCGGCGGTGGAAACGGCGGTGATCCCGCCCATCGTTGCCGCCGTATGCGCCCCACCGTTGATCTCCCGGATGTTCAGGCGGTGATCGGCCTTGAGATCGTGGATCAGGTTGGGCAACAGGTGCCCATGCATCTGCGCGTCGATCACCGCCAGCACCTCGCGCAGCTGGTCGTGAGTGTAGGGCGCGGCCTTGCGATGCGTGGGCTTTGCGGGTGCGGCCTGCGGCGCTGCATCCGCATCCGCGTTCGCGGTTTCGGTCTGTTCATCAGGGATCACTGGTCAGCTCCTTCGTAGGGGTTGAGAACGTCAAAGCCCGTCACAAGGCCGGGCGCGCGATCGGCGGGGTGCCCCAGGGGTGGCCCGCCGTTGTGGCCCATCAGCGCGGCCTTTCCGGCCGGGAAACTGATGGGCGACATGCCGTTGATCCGATGCTCGGACAGGAGCAGGTACTGCGCCGCGTCCACCACGTTCGCCTCGGTCTGTGATTTGTCCGGCACCTTGCGCTTGTCGCCGCTGGCATCGACCTCGGTGCGCCAGATGTACCGCGCCTCAAGACCGCGGATCAGGAACCGGCAGGACGGGTCGATCAGCAGGCCCGGTTGGCCCCCGCTCACGAACTCCATCGCCGCGCGCAGGGCCTCCAGGCGCGGCTGCAGGCGGTTGGTTCCGATCTTCTGGGGCCGCACCGTGAACCCGGCAACCCGCCCGACCAGGCGGTTCCACGTCGCGTTCTCGTCCGCCGCCTGGCTCGCCCCATGTTCGCCCGCCATGTCGCCCCAGGCGGCCTCTATCCGGTGGCCGGGGAACCGCGCCTCGATCAGATCGGCCAGCCGCTGGCCAAAGGTGACGGCCATCAACCGTTCCTTCGGGAAATGCAGCTCCGCTAGGACGCGCCAGTGGAACGGGGGCAGGAACTGCGCCACCACGGCCGCACCCAGAAATCCTTGGTCAAGGCCGATGCGCAACGGAGCGCCCGGCTCCGGCCGGATCGTCGTCTCCGCGACGTGGATGCGGCGGTTGAACTCCCGCGCGAACACCGGATCGCCCGCGCGCAGGTATCCGACCTTGTTCAGCACCAGGCGGTCGATCATGTCGCCCCGCCCGGAAAGGCGCATTGCGGCGATCTGGCGGGGATAATAGGCTGGGCCGAGGTTGTGCAGGTTCTCGCAGCCCGGTTCACCAAAACCCGGCTGGTTGTGGAACGCGATGCGGATGGGGCGCGCGCCGTCCGGCAGGCCCTCGGTCAGCAGGGACGCCATGCGCTCGCGCTCCTGCGCATCGTGGAACACCCGGAAGGTCCAGTTTTCCTCGTCCGGCGCGTTGAAATCGGTCACGACCTGGCCGTATCCGCGCAGCTCGGGCGGATAGCCGTCGA